CAACCTCCTCACCTCTACGCCATTGTACAGCGAAATGTGGAGGTTGGTCTTTATACACCCGAGCTCCTGGAGTGGTACAGCGAAGAAGACTGGAACCGCATGAATGACATCATTGATCATTCGCGCGACGAGCAGTACAGCTATGCTGCCATTGAACAGCTGATTGAAAAATATCTTGTGCGCAATCGCAGCACCAAGGAAATATTTGAAACACCCCAGGTACGCTACATGATTGCCGCTGCCACAGTGTTTCACCGCGAAGAGCCAAACACGGCTCGCATGAAATACATCAAGGAATATTACAATGCTGCTAGTGATGGGCTTTTCACTCTTGCTACTCCTGTGCTTGCTGGTCTTGGCACTCCGACTAAACAATTTAGTTCTTGCGTTCTTATTAGGTCTGATGATGACCTGGATAGTATATTCGCTAGCGGTGAAATGATGGCCAAGTATGCCAGCAAGCGAGCTGGCATTGGCCTGGAGATTGGTCGTCTACGTCCCCTGGGTTCGCCCATTCGCGGTGGCGAAATCATGCACACAGGCATGATTCCATTCTTGAAGAAGTGGTTTGGTGACCTGCGCAGTTGCAGTCAAGGAGGAATAAGAAATGCTTCGGCTACGGTTTTTTATCCCATATGGCATCATCAATTTGATGACCTCATTGTTCTCAAGAACAATCAAGGCACCGAAGAGACCCGGGTACGACACATGGATTATGGTGTCGTGCTATCTGCATTCTTCTGGCGTCGCTTTAAGAACAAGGAAAACATTACGTTCTTCGACCCCAATGAAGTACCTGACCTCTATGAAGCCTTCTATAAAGACACTGCCTTATTCGAGGAACTTTACGTAAAATACGAAAAGCGTCGAGACCTAAGAAAGAAAGTCATCAGCGCCGAAGAAGTATTCAAGTCAGGCATTCTCAAAGAACGCACCGACACCGGACGCATCTACTTAGTGTTCATTGACAACGTGATCAATCAAGGTCCGTTTGATCCTGAATATCACACAATCTATCAAAGCAATCTCTGCTGCGAAATTCTGTTGCCCACACGTCCTTTCCGGCGTCTAGACGATGCTGAAGGGCGTATTGCTCTCTGCACTCTGGGCAGTATCAACTGGGGTGCATTCCGCAATCCTGAAGACATGCGCCGTGCCTGTAGAATTTTACAACGCAGTCTATGCAACATACTGGACTATCAAGATTTCCTATCAATTCAAAGCCAACTCAGCAACGAGGAAATCCAGCCACTAGGCATTGGCGTCACAAACTTGGCCTACTGGCATGCCAAGCGTGATCTAGACTACGGTGAAGCCGACGCCCTGGCCGAGGTCAAGACCTGGATGGAACATCAGGCCTTCTACCTCACCGAAGCCACAGTGGAACTGGCCAAGGAACGTGGACGCTGCCGAGACAGTGATCACACCTGGTATGGTCGTGGCGTGTTTCCCTGGGAGCGTAGAGCGCAGGCCGTGAATGAACTCACAGACTTTGTGCCAGAACTGGACTGGGAAACTCTGCGTGCCAACATGAAACAACATGGTGTACGCAATGCTACCTTGATGGCCATTGCACCTGTGGAATCCAGTTCAGTGGTGATCAATTCAACCAATGGCATTGAAATGCCCATGAGCTTGATCACAGTGAAAGAAAGCAAGGCCGGATCATTCACACAAGTGGTTCCTGAATATCAGCGACTGCGTAATCGTTATCAGTTGATGTGGGAACAGACTGACTGCATAGGTTATATCAAGACCGCAGCGGTGTTGGCAGCCTATGTGGACCAAAGCATCAGCACCAACACGTTTTACAATCCAGCACATTTTCCGGAGCGTAAAGTTCCAACCACATTGATTGCTGCCAATCTCATGCAGGCACATCGTTGGGGATTAAAAACTTTTTACTACAGCCTGATCAACAAACAGGGCGTGAAACAGGTAGACACCCAGGAAACACCCTTGGCGTTGGAACCCATGTTGGACGAAGATTGTGAGGCATGCAAGCTGTGACTACTCAGGACGCAGATGGTACCAGGGTTCAGCCCATAGACTGGAACGCCGACAGTTTGTGTTTGGAATTGGATACTCAACAGTTTAGACAACAAACTGTGTTACTGGTTCCCAGAATGGGCATGGCACAAGGTAAACATCGACTCACACTGGATCTAGGACACTGGGGACCGGCTGTGTGTGCTGTAATGGCAGTGCGCCCACATGCCACAATCGGAATAACTCACCGCACAACTGATGGCGGTTTGCTGTACAATTACAATTAAAAAATATCATGAGTCAAGCACAATACAACCTACGCAATCGCACCGATTATCTCAGCCGCAAGATGTTTTTGGATCCGGCCGGTCCTGTAACCATCCAACGATTTGAAGAAGTCAAATACAACAAGATAGTGAAGTTTGAACAGGAAGCTCGTGGATTCTTTTGGGTGCCTGAGGAAATCAATCTCACCAAAGACTCTGCTGACTTCAAGGATGCGTCGGAAACTGTGCGTCATATCTTTACCAGCAACCTGTTGCGTCAAACAGCACTGGACAGTCTGCAGGGTCGCGGCCCAAGTCAAATCTTTACTCCGGTTGTGAGTCTGCCCGAACTTGAAGCCTTGGTCTACAATTGGACATTCTTTGAAACCAACATTCACAGTCGTAGCTACAGCCACATCATTCGCAACATCTACAATGTGCCCAAGGAAGTGTTTAATACCATCCACGACACACAGGAAATTGTTGACATGGCATCAAGTGTTGGCAAGTATTACGACAAGTTGCACGAAATCAATTGCCAGAAAGAAGTTGGCAAATCCGTGGACGAACAGGATCATGTGCAGGCCATTTACCTGGCCCTACACGCCAGCTATGCCCTGGAAGCGTTCCGCTTCATGGTGAGCTTTGCCACAAGCTTGGCCATGGTAGAAAACAAGATCTTTATTGGCAATGGCAACATCATCAGCTTGATCCTACAAGATGAAATCTTGCATCGTGATTGGACTGGTTGGATCATCAATCAGGTTGTGAAAGAAGATCCAAGATTTGCACAGGCCAAGATTGCATGTGAAGCCGAAGTTATGACCATTTATGCAGATGTCATACAAGAAGAAAAAGCCTGGGCCGACTATCTGTTCTCTCGTGGTCCGGTGATTGGTCTCAATGCGGCCATCCTCAAAGACTTTGTGGACTATACCGCAGTCAACGCCTTGAAAGAAATTGGTATCAAGTACTGGAATCCGGCACCAAGAACCACTCCCATTCCTTGGTTCAACAAGCACGTAGACACACACAAGAAACAAACTGCGCTGCAGGAAAGCGAATCAACTAACTATGTTATCGGAGTCATGAGCGACAGCCTTGACTACGATGCACTACCAGATCTATAATAGAGGAAACAATGAAAGCAATAGTGTGGTCCAAGGACGCATGTCCATTCTGCGTCCAGGCCAAGGCTCTTCTGGAGAGCCGAGGTATAGAATACGAAGAACGCAATATCTCACAGGATTGGACAAAACAACAATTACTAGAAGCAGTGCCCACAGCGCGGACTCTGCCACAGATCTTTCTGGATGACAGCCATGTGGGTGGATTTCAGGAACTACGACAAAAACTTCTCAAAGGAAACTCATGAAATTGGCTCTTGAAATTGGCAAAGTCTATACCTTCAAACTCAACAGTGGTGAGGAACTCATTGCCAAGGTGGAATCACAGAACGAATACTCAGTGCAACTCAACGAACCTGTGAGTGTGGCTCCGGGACCACAGGGCATTGGCCTGGTGCCCAGTTTGTTCACAGGCGATCGCCACGAAAATGCATCACTAAATATCAACAGCGTGAGCCTGTTTGTCATCACCGACGAAGAAGTACGCATGAAATATGTACAGGCCACCACAGGTATCACAGTGCCTGAAAAGAAACTGATCTTGGGATAATATGCCAGCAGCACAGCGAGTGGGAGATGCCGATTCAGCCGGTGGAGTAGTTACCGGTGGTGTATCTTCGGTGCGAGTAAACAATCGTCCCATTGCTGTCAAGGGCAATCCTGTCACACCTCATCCCTGCTGCGGGCGTCGCAGATGTGGAGCACATTGTTCAGCACGAGTGTCTGTGGCCAGTCCCAATGTGCGAGCAGGCAACATACCGGTCACACGCACCGGCGACAGCGACAGTTGCGGTCATGCCAGATCTGGCGGCAGTCCCAATGTACGAGTAAACTAATGGCCACCAGTTCATACACGCCGTTGCAGCTGACCTTGGCTGCCAACATGATTGACAGCTCCGGGCTGAAAATGGCCAACACCGCACTTGAAACTGCCCTGAACAATTATCTTGCCAATTTCACATCAGCACTGGCCGACACAATCGCTGTGGGTCTTTCTACACCGGGTGCCTGGATAAGTTCCAATACCATTGGTGTGTTGAGATTTTTGTCAGACAGCGGCGGCACCGGACGTTGGCTTACCGGTAGCCCAGACGGACCAAACAGTATTCTGACAACCTATTACGGCCAGGCGCCGTTGCTGGTTGACTACATCAATCAACTCACAGGCTACTATCGCGGTCTAGGTCCTTATCCCAGCCAAACCCCTGATTACAGTTTGTTTGCACAGATATTTGCTGTGGTCAGTGGATTTGTCGCCAGCACCAATCAGGTGGTGTTTGCCAATGAAAATGCCAACACCTATCTTGGACCAACATTTAGCAGCATGGATGCATTGACCACTGCCAACATCAGTGATGTCAATCCGGTGTTTGATCGCTTTGGCTATGATCTTGCTCGCCAAGGTAATTTGGTAAACACAGCCAATCTAGACCTATATGGCACTCCGGCTGGAGTAATACAGCAGATCAGTGCCGTGGCCGGCCTGCAAGGATCCACAACTCCGGCGCTGGAATCGGCCATGGTTCAGGCCGGTGCTGACTTGACTGACATACGAGATCTTGTGACTGACAATCGTGTGAGTCTTTTCAACCAAGACGGTCTGCTGGACAATGATTTTGATAGAATACAGAAACTAGCCTACCAGGCCATGACCACCATACGTGGTGATGATCTCACACAGATTCTGCAGATCTTGGGAGTTACCACACCCAACATCACCAGCCTAGATCAGTTGTTGGATCCGGTCAAGATGTTTCCATTGAGCTATGACACACTGCTGACCCGCAGCCCTAACGGTAATCTTTTTATTTTTGACACTGCTGGCAATGTAAACAGCAGCATCCAACCTGTGGTAGATTCATATCTACCATCGCTGAGTGGTTGCGATGAATTAGGCAAAGTTATACCTCAGGGCATTGCCACTGCCAACAAGGCCTTGCAAGTTTCATTACAAAACATTCCTGGTATTGCAAATACCACTTGGCCTGAACTGGCCGAGGCTGTGTCTAACTTTGTAAACAACAACTGGAACAGTGCTCAAGTATACTTGCCTAACACTGTGGTGGCTGTGCCCACGGCTTCAGTACCCAATTACTATCAAAGCCAAACCACTGTGCCTGCAGGCACTGACATCAACGACACCAACTACTGGCAACCAATAGAATTGGGTGGTCTACAGACCATGCAGGGTCTTGGTTTGATTGAGAGTCAGACCACACCAGTCAGTGCCAATGTCAATACCATTGTGCAAAATCAAATTGCCACTGGCACTGGACAATATGGTTCTCTTACCTATTTTGACTTCATGGGACTGGCTGTGAATGACACCGTGGTAGCTTCAAATCTAGCCACAGTCAACACTGCCATCAACACCATAGTCACTGCTGCTGGCGCAGCCATAACCAATCTCACAGAGATATACACTCGCATGTTGAATGTTGCCAATGGCGTATACGGTAATCAAGCTGTTGGTCCTATCACAGTGCCAGCAGGATTGGGAGCTGGGGTATTCACCGCCAGCTATCCTGACAGTGCCGCTGATCTAGCTATCCAAACCTTGGCAAGTCTGGTGCCAACTGAAGTAGATGCTATCGTCGCTGCTTATCCCGCAGAATCTGCCGCAGCAAACGCTGCCTGGGACAACATTCTTGCTCGCATGATTTCTCTTGAATCTCTTATATTCAGAGCCGGTCTCACTCCCAACGACCTTGTACCCAGCCAAACCAGCATATACAGTTTTGTGCAGGCCATTCCTGAATACGCTCGAGACACAGTCACAGGCGGTGCCTATCAGTATCTGGAAAGCATAGCCGACACAGTCACCGAAGGCGGTCAGGCCTTGGTGGGTAGTCTGCGCGAAGCCAGCAATCAAGCCGAGTTGGATGCAGGCACCATTTCGGGCAGACCGCAAACACAGATTCCAGGTGAGAGCACCGCCGGCAATGACTTTGTTGATCCCACAGTGGCCACTGGCCTGCTGGACAACTATCCCACATCACGCAGCCAAATCAACGCCAGTTGACCTAAATGGCCAATCATGCTATACTGTGAGCATGAAAAAAGACTTTGTATTTTACCTAAAGTGGCTTGCAACTTTTGTAACAATTGTGGGCGCGATTTGCACTAGTGTTAACATCTACCCACTGGGCCCGGCCCTGCTGAATGTAGGTGCTTTTTTGTGGCTGATTGTGGCCATAAAATGGCGCGAGTGGAGTCTTATTACAATAAATGCAACACTTCTTGCAATTTATACAACAGGTTTAATTGTTAAATTGCTAACCTAAGGACACGACATGATCTGGTTTGTTTTGATTTGTGTAATGATTGCGATCTGGGGCTACTTTGCCTTTACCGATGACGACAATCACCATAGCTGATCAGCAACATTGTTTTGGTTGACCAAAATTCGTCTTTTTGCTACAATATTGGTACAGTAACTGATAAGGAGCGCGACAAATGGCATACGTTTCCCAAGAGATGAAAGCAAAACTGGCACCCACTATCAAGGCCATTTGCAAAAAATACAATGTCAAAGCCAGCTTGGCTGTTCGCAATCACAGCACCCTGGTGCTGAATATCAAGCAAGGCGATATTGATTTTGGTGACAATCGTGCCCAGGTCAATCCCTACTGGTATCACGAACACTTTACTGGCCGTGCCAAAGACTTTCTGAGCGAAGTTATTCCAGCCATGTACGGACCAGATTACTTTGACCATTCGGATGCACAGACCGATTATTTTCACTGCTCGCATTATATCAGTGTCAACATTGGAAAATGGAATGCTCCATATGCCCTGATCAAGTAACCGTTGATCAAAATTCACGCCAATGCTATAATAATGGCATATTGATAACAAGGAGCAACATGAAAGTCTGGACTAAAGGCGAATATGTGATATTTAAGAATCGTGAACACGGTGTTCTAGTAGGCGAAGTGTTGCGTAAACGCCTACAGTATGTAAAGGTTGGTGCCCTGGGTCTAGGATGGTTCACTTGGGTACATGCTGATCGTTTAACACCGGCAAATTTAATAAAAGATTAATAAGGAGAGCAACATGTCCAAAACAATTTTTGATCTTTTCCCTGGCATCACTATCATGGACGCTGAGCCTGCTGAAGTTCAGAATCCGTTTTCGGGTGAAACCTGTGTGCTGACTCCGGAAGAGCTGGCGGTGTATGATTATCTCAAAGGCTGCGAGCTGATGGGCGACTATAACGGTGTACGCAATGGGCTGTCCTGGTTTGCCAACAAGAACCCCGAAGCATACATGACCCTGCTGGACTAATAGGAGACTGACATGGGATTGGATCAATACGCATACGTGGCCGCCAAGGCTGGTCAGAATAGAGAATACTGGGACAACTATGATTTTGACAAAGAAACCAGTACCATCAGCAAGCCTCGTGAAATCATGTACTGGCGTAAGCATCCTAACCTGCAGGGCTGGATGGAGAAGTTGGCCGAACGCAAAGGTGTCAAGTACGACACCTTCAATGGAGTTGAACTAGAGCTGACCTGGGAAGATTTGGATCAGCTGGAAAAAGATATTCTCAACAATGCATTGCCCTCCACACGTGGATTTTTCTTTGGTGAGGAAAGTGACGAATATTATCGTGCGCAGGACCTAGAGTTCATTCGCTTGGCCAAGGCTGACTTGTTCATGGGCCTCAAGGTATTTTACAACAGCAGCTGGTGACGGTATGAAGATCAAGCACATTGTGGCAGGTGGTTGCAGTTTCACAGCAGATGGCATAGGTGGCATGCCACCTCGTGCAGATCATCCAGGCGCCTGCAGTTTTCTGCATGGCGCCGAACCTCGCACCTGGGTGGGTCACGTGGCTCGTGGTCTTGAAGTCACTAGTCTTGTAAATGTTGCAGCCGGTTCGCATGGCAACATGGTCACACGGCAGGCCATCAGTCATGTGCTGCAAAACAATGCCTATGATCCACAAGATACCATGGTGTTGCTCAACATCACAGAAACAGTGCGACTGGATGCTGTGTGCGATTGGTATCAAGGCAATCAAAGCAAATGGATACCTTGGGAATCTGATCTTGTGCCTTGGACCTACTTTTCACGTGACAGTATGGATGTTCTTAAACATGTAAAGTCCATGGACATAGACACCATTCAACTGGTTAGTTCTATATTCATCAAACATCTATTTGAAGATCTTACCAGCCAGGGTTATCAGTTCAGATACCTGTTGATGAAAGACTTTAAAAAAGACACAGCCCTGGCACCGGTATTAGCACCTTATCAACACAATCAGATACGATTTCCCGGACGACCAGACATGTGGGGCTTTTGTCGAGAGTATGGCTATCTTGACAGCGACGGTTTCCATCCCGACGCTGATGGTCACCGTGTCATGGCCCAACAGGTGTTGAATCAGATCCAATAAATTGTATACTGCTATCAACCCAACAGCGAATTCGTAAATATCATGGAAACAATAGATTTCAGAAATGCAAGGTATCAAGGACTCAAATTGGCAGCAGATTGGATCCGTGATTTGGAAAGTTCGGACAGTCGCCTGCACAAAGAGTCGGTGATTGAAAAGGCTCTCATGGCCTCCAAGTTGGGCAGTGCAGCAGCACAGTGTTTTCTATATAACTGTTATCAAGCTTACAATCCTTACTATACGTTTCATATCAAGCAGGTGCCTGAGACTCAAGGCATTGTCAATGCTGCCAATGACTGGCCCCGATTCTGGGCACTGCTGGAAAGTCTACGCACTAGATCAGTAACAGGTGGCAACGCTCGCCAAAGCATCGAAGACCTTAGCCAAGAATTTGACAGCGACGAGTGGAACATGATTTGCCGTCGAGTGTTGATCAAGGATCTACGCTGCGGCATAAGTGAAAAAACTCTCAACAAGATCCTGGGCAAGACTGAATATCGCATACCGGTGTTTACTTGTCAGCTGGCACAAGATTCCGCCGACCAGCCCAAGAAGCTCACAGGCATCAAGCGACTTGAGCCCAAGCTGGACGGTGTGCGTGTGTTGGCAGTGATACAGGGCATGAACGTGGCCTTGTTCAGTCGCAATGGCAAACAGTTTGCCAACTTTCCGCAGATTGAAAAAGACATCCTGTTGCACCGTTCTGCATTCCAGAAAAGTCTGGGTTCGGGCGGTCGCTTTGTGTTGGATGGTGAAGTCACAGGCGAAAGTTTTCAAAAGCTCATGAAGCAGGCACATCGCAAAAGTGATGTGGAAACTGCCAACATGGTGTACAATATTTTTGATGTCATTCCCTTGGACGATTTCCAGCGTGGCTACTGGAATGCGCAGCAGTACAAACGTTTTGATTATTTGGAGCAGGCCCGTGCGAGATTGGAAGACAAAGAATCCAGTTTGCGCATTGTGACCGGTCTTGAAGTTGATTTGAACACTGCTGAAGGTCATGACATCATGCGCCGCTATGCTGAGGACTGCGTGGCCGAAGGTTTTGAAGGCATCATGATCAAGGACGTTGGCGCACCATATGTGTGTAAACGTGCAGATTACTGGATGAAATGGAAACCCACGATCACAGTTGATCTAAATATTGTGGACTTTGAAGAAGGCACTGGTCGCAATGCCGGACGCTTGGGTGCTATAGTTTGTGAAGGAGAAGACCATGGACGTAGGATTAGAGTTAATGTTGGTAGTGGCCTGTCTGATGCTGATCGTGATGAGTATTGGCACAGTCGGGATCAGTTATTGGGTCACTTGGTTGAAGTGCAAGCTGACGCCGTCACACAAAACCAAGACGGAAGCTACAGCCTCCGATTCCCGCGATTCTTGAGATTTAGAAGTTTTGAAGCAGGAGAAAAAATATGAAGCAACCTTGGCATGACATTGCTCTGCAGGTAGGTGGCAGTCACTATCCTGACGTGGGTGGCCAGTTACTGGTGCGTTTTGGCGAAACTGTGGTAGAGCAGATTGTGGCTATGTGTCATGATCCTGAACTGCAACAGCACATCCTTGATCGTTTTGGCATGACCAAAACGGCATGAAGATCGGATTCAGTTTTAGTAGATGTGTGCGTGATATCGCACAAGGCAATGTGGACATCAACGATGTTTTGATCGTGATATCACGCACCGATCTTGATCCCAGAGATGAAGAACAGTGGCAATCAGTGTGGAACGGCTATCGCGCGAAACAGGGTTGGAGTGCACCGGAGTGGATTGACTTTGACGACGATCAAGAAGATTTGTTGCGGGATGTTGCCATTGAATTATATGAATCCGGGCGCCTACATCAGCCTCGCCAGTTTGATGCTCGACTTCCAAGATTTCCCTATACCTGGTTAGAAGCCACGGTGATCAGTTCAGATCTAGAAAAAAATCCTGCGGTCAAAGACGCATGGAATCAATTTCAGACCGTGGCCGGTCTTTCTGGTATCAACACTGTCCCTCCGTTGTCGCGGTTTTGATCCAATACATTTGACTTCAGTCACAGGCTGTGTTAGCATACACATGCATTGCCTGTGAGATGGGGTGGTTCAATGGGCTGCTGAGAAAGCTTTGACTCGAGCTCGGCAGACAACCGTGGCACGTGAACGTAAATCCTGTAGGTTGAAACACTGTCCTTGACGAAAGTCAAAACTCTGGGTCGCCAGGGGGTATGCTATGAAGGAAACACAGTGAAAGGATGAGGTATGTCTATCAATACTGATGCCGCTGCGCCGAGCATGCATGAGTCTCTTGATTTTCTTAGAAAAACGCCACAGGTGATGCATCTTGTTTGGTTTGAGTTTTCGGATACCAAGACTTGGTATGCTGTAATGGCAGAAGCAAGAAAAATGTTTGGCAGTGGCTGGCGCACTCAAAAGCATGTCAAACGCAAACTGGAACGCAGCTTTGAGCCGGTAACCGCTTGGTTTGAAGTTCCTGATGAACAATTTGGCACCTGGATCGCAGTAAAGTACGCCGTGGTGCACAAAATGTCACCCTATAAATAATCTTATGTTTCTAAGTTATCTAACTCTATTCGTGGCCTTGAGCCTCAGTCTGGTAGCTGCTTGGTACAGTATCATAGGCCTTGCGGCCATATTCGCCGCTGCTGTGGTACCTATCATAATCATGGGCAGCTTCTTGGAATTGGCCAAGGTTGTGGTCACGGTCTGGCTACACGAATACTGGCATCGCTGTCGCCTGGCCATGAAAATCTATCTTGTGCCGGCTGTGGTCATGCTCATGATCATTACCAGCATGGGTATCTTTGGTTTTCTCAGCAAGGCCCACAGCGATCAAAGTCTTGTCAGTGGCGATGTGTTGGCCCGGCTGGCCATCTATGATGAGAAAATCAAAACAGCCAAAGAAAACATCGAAGCCAATCGCCGTGTGCTCAAACAAATGGATGAGGCCGTGGACCAGGTCATGGGTCGCAGCAGTGACGAAAAAGGCGCTGACAAAGCCGTGCAGATTCGCCGTCAGCAGACCAAAGAACGTGCGCGACTCATGCGTGAAATAGAAACAGAACAAAAGCTCATAGCCGAACTCAACGAACAACGAGCACCTATTGCCACCGAAGTGCGCAAGGTTGAAGCCGAAGTTGGACCAATCAAATACATAGCTGCCTTGATCTATGGCGACAATCCTGATGCCAATCTCTTGGAACGTGCAGTGCGTTGGGTAATCATAATGTTGGTGGTGGTGTTTGATCCCTTGGCTATCATGATGGTGTTGGCTTCAACAGAAAGTCTCAAATGGCATCGCGATGATTATGCAGCGGCCATGGCCGAAGTTGCGCTGCAGAAAACAGATACGCCAAAATACGAGCCCGATGATGGTGCCTTGACCGAGGATCAAATACAACAGATTCAAGAAACAGCGCCAAAACCCAACACTGTGGAAGCATCACCCGATCTTCCCTACCTCAGAAACTGGTCTTGGTTCAAAGATTCCAAACCCATGGTGGCCGACAGTCTGCAAACTCCACCTGAGCCTGTTGTTGAACCGGACGAGCCCGACAGTGACGAAGAATCTCAGGCCGTTAAAGATGCCAAAACCCAGTGGAAGCAAGACCATCCAAATGACACACTGAAAAATCAACGCATGCGTCTGGCACGTGGTGAAATCAAAGAACTGCCCTGGATGGCCTTGGTGGCCGACAATGAACCACCGCAGGGCAACAGCAGTGGATTTGGAGTAGAATTTCCGGCTGCGCCCCGCAAAGGCGATGTGTTTGTGCGAGTAGACATCATGCCCAATCGTGTGTATAAGTACAACGGTGATGATTGGATCCTGATTGACAAGAACATCAGCGAAAGTTATACCTACAACACAGCTTATATTGATCATTTGATTGACAAAATATCAGCGGGCGAATATGACATCGAGCTCTTGAGCGAAACCGAGCGTGAACAAGTAGCAGCTAGACTGCAAGAAAAAAATCAAACATGACCGAAACAACATCGTGCAATTTTTGCGGTAAAAGCAAAGACGAAGTAGCCAAGCTGATTGTTGGCGAAGGAGTTGCTATTTGCAACGAATGTGTGGAGCTGTGTCAAACTCTGCTGGTTGACAAAGAAGTTGAGCCGGCCAAGGACATGACATTGGATCCCATGGCCATCAAGCAAAATCTTGACTTGTACGTGATAGGTCAGCAGAGAGCCAAACAGGTTCTCAGTGTGGCCATTGTGAATCATTACAAACGCATCAACAACACTGACAACACAGCAGAAATTGAGAAAACCAACATCCTGATGTTGGGACCAACTGGATCAGGAAAAACTCTGCTGGCTCGCAGTGTGGCTCGATATCTAGATGTGCCTTTTGTGATAGCCGACGCCACCAGTCTTACCGAAGCAGGTTATGTGGGCGACGATGTTGAAAGCCTGATATCCAGACTGTTTGCAGCAGCTGATGGTGACGTACAACGCTGTCAACGTGGTATTGTGTTTATTGATGAAATAGACAAAATCAGTCGCCGCAGCGAAAGCGCCAGCATCACTCGCGATGTTTCAGGCGAAGGCGTGCAACAGGCCCTGCTTAAACTGGTTGAAGGCACACGTTGCAGAATCACCCCCACAGGCGGTCGCAAACATCCTGCAGGTGAAACCGTGGAAATTGACACTACCAATATTTTGTTCATTGCCGGCGGTGCTTTTGTGGGACTGGATAACATAGTAAAAAATCGCATCAAAGGAACCAGCATTGGATTCAATGCCCGAGTCACAGAAGACCCTGAACAGTATCTTGAAGATGTCACACCTGAAGACCTAATCAAATTTGGTATGATTCCAGAATTTGTGGGCCGCTTTCCCAGTTGGGTAAGCCTCAGTGAGCTCACTCGCGAAGACCTTGTGAAAATCTTGCAGGATGTAAAACACAGCTACATCAGTCAGTATCATTGGCTGTTTGAACGTGACAATGTAGAACTAGAATTCTCCGCTGAGGCGCTGAATCTCATAGCGCAACGTACCTTGGAAAATCGCACCGGAGCTCGCGGGCTTCACAGCGAACTGGAAAGGGTGTTGTTACCACACATGTTTTATCTAGCAGAATATCGCAGACAAGGCATCAAACATGTCAGTATCGATGTGAACCAAGTACAAGACCCGCATCAACTGTTGGCTGTCAATCAGTAGTGTACATAGAGTTTGCTTTGCCCTCATCGTCTCAGGCCGCAGGCTTGATTCTCAAAGAACTAGACAATCGCATAGCTGCCTGGAGTGAACGTTTTAGAGTGGTGTATCGTAGAAAAGTTGTGAAGTACACTCTGCGTATCACGTTTGATGACGACGAAATGTATCATTTTTTTGCCTTGACCTGGCAGCCTGAGAGCCATAATGATGTTTTGACACACTATCTAAAAAATTTTAGATTAGTAGAGCCAAAATAGTGTCTTGACACTGTGTGTTTTTTGCTGTATAAATACTGTTGTAGATGCCCCCGGGGTCTACAATTCAAATCTTGCTTAACTGAGGAGACTAAACATGAGCAAAGTAATAGGTATCGACCTAGGTACCACCAATAGCTGCGTCGCAGTAATCGAAAACGGACTTCCCCGAGTAATTGAAAATTCAGAAGGTGCGAGAACAACACCCAGCACAGTGGCCTACACCTCTGACGAAATTCTCGTGGGCGCACCAGCCAAACGTCAGGCTGTGACCAATCCCAAAAACACCATTTACGCTGCCAAGCGTTTTATTGGTCGTCGCTTTGAAGAAAGCAAATCGCACCACATGCCCTATGAAGTAGTCAAGGCCACAAACGGTGATGCTTGGATTCGTGCGCTGGATCGCGACATGGCACCACCACAGATTTCAGCCGAAGTGCTGCGCAAAATGAAAAAGACTGCCGAAGACTACCTTGGGCACGAAGTAACACACGCAGTTATCACAGTTCCAGCATATTTCAATGACAGTCAGCGACAGGCCACCAAAGATGCCGGTGCCATTGCAGGTCTAGAAGTTCTGCGTATTATCAATGAGCCCACAGCAGCGGCTCTTGCCTACGGTGTGGACAAGGAAACCAAGGGCGATCGCAAGGTAGCTGTGTATGACCTAGGCGGCGGCACATTTGATGTGTCAATCATTGAAATTGCCGATGTTGATGGCGACAAACAGATTGAAGTATTGAGTACGAATGGCAATACCTCACTGGGCGGTGAAGACTTTGACCAGCGCATCATTGACTATCTCATCTCTGAATTCAAAAAGGATTCTGGCGTGGATCTTGCCCGGGATGTCATGGCTCTGCAACGCCTCAAGGAAGCCGCTGAAAGAACCAAGATTGAGCTTTCCAACAGCACACAAACAGATGTAAACCTGCCCTATATCACAGCTGATGCCACAGGTCCCAAGCATCTCAACATCAAGATCACCAGAGCCAAACTTGAAAGTTTGGTTGACGATCTTATTCAAGCCAGTCTGGAACCCTGCCGCACAGCTCTGAAAGATGCTGGTGTCAAGGCCTCAGACATTGACGAAGTTATCTTGGTAGGCGGACAAACCCGCATGCCCCGAGTGCAGGAAGCCGTGGAAAAATTGTTTGGCAAATCGCCTCGCAAAGACGTAAACCCAGACGAAGCTGTGGCAGTGGGTGCGGCCATCCAGGGCGCGGTGTTGGCGGGCGATCGCAAAGATGTGTTGCTGTTGGATGTGACTCCTTTGAGCCTAGGCATTGAAACCGTGGGCGGTGTCATGACCAAGCTGATCACAAAGAATACCACCATTCCTACCAAACACAGTCAGGTGTTTAGCACAGCCGAGGACAATCAACCTGCTGTGACAATCAAGGTGTATCAGGGCGAACGTGAATTGGCCAAGTACAACAAGCTATTGGGCGAGTTCAACCTAGAAGGTATTGATCCTGCGCCACGCGGTGTACCGCAAATTGAAGTCACATTGGATGTGGATGCCAACGGTATTCTCAAAGTCAGTGCCAAAGACAAACGCACCGGCAAAGAAAATACTATCACCATCAAGGCCAACAGCGGTCTCACCGACGAAGAGATCAATCGCATGATACGCGAAGCTGAAGAAAACGCAGAGTCTGATCGACACCAGCGTGAATTGATCGAAGCTCGCAATCAAATTGAAGCCGCAGCACACCAGGCGCGATCTGATCTCAAAGAACACGGTAATGCATTGACCGAAGAGCAACGCCAAGATATCGAAACTGCCATTGATGAATATGAATCTTTGGTAGCTTCGGAAGATCTGGATGCCATGCGCAAAGCGTTTGGCGATTTCATGGGCAAGTTGGAGCCTTTGAACCAGGTCAAAAATGCCAAACCAACATCGTCAGACGACACAGTGGTTGACGCTGAAGTCAAATCTGATTGATTTGGCCACACAGGATTTGGCAAAAACTGCCAAATCCTGTATAAATACAACTGTAGATGCCACCTGGGTCTACACAGTCATTACTTGCTTAAAAGGAGACCAAAATGACACGAGTAACTTCTATTGATCTAACCCCCTTCTATCGCAACAGCATCGGCATTGACCGACTGTTTGATCGCATCATGAACCAAATTGACACCAGTGCTCAAGTGGGCAATTATCCGCCCTATGACATTGTGAAAACAGGCGGGGCAGAAAGCGAAACCTATGAAATCCGTTTGGCAGTGGCTGGCTTCAGTCAGGGCGAAATTGATGTGACTTTCCATGACGGCACCCTAACAGTGACCGGGGACAAAAAACGCGAAGACCAAGAAGACACACAATTCTTGCATCGCGGTATCAGCGCACGGAAATTCACACGCACTTTTCCCTTGGCAGACTACATTGAAGTCAAGAGTGCTACCTGTCAAGACGGAATTTTGACAGTGAGTCTGGAGCGTATAGTGCCTGAAACAGCTCGTCCCAAGAGCATTGCAATCACATACGTTTCTTAATCTAAACAGTAAATACAGTGGCAGATAGTCTGCCACTGTATGTGAGGAATGATCATGGCAAATTCTGAAGTAAGCACACGAGTACGTACCGTTGTAGATGTAAGAGAACCACCGCTGTATAAAGTGGTTTACCTAAACGACAATCAAACCACTTATGAATTCGTGATTGAGAGTTTGATTGAATATTTTGATTACACCATGGAAACAGCAGACAAAATCACCATGGACATCCATGAAGCTGGTAGTGCTGTGGTAGCAGTGTTGCCCTATGAAATTGCAGAACAAAAAGGCATCGAAGTTACTATGCTGGCACGGCAACAACAATATCCGCTGCAAATCAAACTAGAACCAGAATCTAATTAAATTTCCACAATAATTCTGCGTGGATAGTAAGTGGTCTGAGGATAAGGGTCACTGGGTGACCCTCTTGGATTGTTTACAAAACGTATACCATTGCGAATCTGATCAACTGATCCATGATATCTACCAAAGCACCAGGTGCTGATTTTGTTTTCGGTGTCGGCGATCAGTGCCTGCTGCATGGTGCTGTTGCCCATGCAACTGAATTCAGGTTGTCCTGCTATGCTGATATCGTGGTCAATCAATGTGGGATCAGGCACAGAATGCGTGACCATCACAATGCGTTTGACGTCAGTGTGTGTTTGTAGTCTGCGCACACCTTTGATCATGTAACTGGTATCAAACTCGCACATGTTGCCTATCTGTTCAATTTCAACATCACTGGTCCCGTGCTTGACATTGTACCATGTTTTGACATCATCAGGGTCTTGCTTGGGGTCAAAATCAAAATTCCACCAGCCATTGGTGGCCAATATGGCCACGCCGTGAAGCACAACCACGTTGTCTTGGAGATAAACCAATCGAGGTATGGAGCTCAGTCTTTGAGTCAGCTGCTGATAGCTATGGAACAAGTGACTGCGATAATGATCGTGTTCAACACTGCCATCAATGTAAAATACAACTTGATAACTCTGTGTGAGATGACGCAGCACATCAAGTGTGGCTTTGTGTCCAGTGGCAACGTTGCCGGCCACAATGCACACTGGGCTGGTGGCCTGTTGAGACCAATCAAGCCCCTGCCATTGATCCACGTGTAAGTCTGAAATTAGGTCAAATGCGAATTGCATGATACATATTTAAAGCAAACGCTGACCAACCCTACCAATTTTGACGGAGAAAAAATGTACATTGTGTTTGAAGACCAAATTGAAAGTTTGAAACAAAGATACGTTGTTCTGGAGCTTGACACTTTTTTGATTCCTGAAACCAATCAACGTCGAACCGCATACTGCGTGTTGGAATCCTTGCCCTTGGATGAACTCACCAATCTTGAAAGCCATGTCAAAGTACATCAAGACATATTGCAAAATTATCGCATACAAAATTGGACCTATTGTGAACATGCCATCGAAGGCATGCGAGGCAAATGGGCCGGTGTGCTAGACAGCTTCTATGATGATTTACTGAGCAGGGTCAAGCAGTATCAAGAACAGCCACCAGCAGCTGACTGGGATGGTGTTAGAATCAAGACCTTAGATGACGCCAAAGTTTTACCACAAGTTCACGAGGCATAAAGTGATCCCAAATTGGCAGTGACCTGCTGTGCAAATAGCGCAACATGCGCCGGAAAAATACTCCGGAACGGTGCTGTTGCATTTGCTCTAGTGCATGAGTCATGTTGGTGTTATATTCATCCACAACCAAATTCAAGAACTCCGCACTGAAAAATCTAGCACGGTTGTGTTCGCACACTGCCTGAATTTCTTGGCACAATTGATCTTTGTTGGGCAGTGATGCCAAGTGTTGCATGAGATCAATCACTGCCAACATGCGCTGCTTGCTGTCAGTGATTTGGTCATAGCTTTCGTCCCAGTAGTCCCCAAACGTTTTGAATCCATAACTGCGCAGATATTCCAAACTGCCTGGAGTACTCATTAACACAAAGGGATGACCGCAGGCAATGGGTCGTAAGATTTTTTCTGTGAGATGCAGTCTATCATCATCGAACAAAGTTTCCAGCACAATTTCAAATCTTGTTGACACATAGTCCGGGGCCCAGTAATCTGCACTGCTGTTGCTGGTGGCAAAACACTGATCATAATGTTGGTGCAGATTTTGATTGTGGATCGCAAAGTTGGGATTAACAAACTCATGATCGGTGTAATCAATGTTGTCACACCAGCGGCTGAAACTGATCATGCAGCGTTGATTGAGATTTCGTTCCAACAACATCTCTGTGAATTTCAAACGGTATTCTCTGGTGCCAGACCAAGAGCGATTGTATATCAAAAAATCCTGAGTGGGACTGCGTTGCCTCAACTCAGGATCGTACTGGGCGTATCTAAACCAGTCGCGAGCAATCACAGCATGGCTCCAATAATACACTGGTAAGTAATTGTGTTGTTGCCACAGGGTCACCTGTTCACTGCGTTTCTCACTGTGTACCAAAATGGTCTGATCATAGAGATTGGCAAAGGCTGTGGTGCCAACACCGCGAACATGCATATCCCGCAACAGCGTCATGAGTTCTAGGTCGTTGGTATCAAAATTCAATCGCAACTGTGATGTGGGTTGGTAATGCAAATAGGTCTGTATCAAGTTTTCTAGATCATACAGTTCAAAGTTCAGCGGCTCTTGATCATGAAAGATTGCCATGGGGGTGGTATGCAAAACAAAATCGTCTGGGTAATCTTTCAAAGGCTGTAGATCTTGCAGTTTTCTAGAACCATGTGGCATCCAGCGATAAATGATTAGATCTTGCTTGACTATTGAATCTAAAAAATCGTATAATTTATCAAGAGGAACAGACATTATGCAACGAATTGGTTTTATTGGCCTTGGCAAATTGGGACTGGATTGTGCTGAAGTGTTCGCCACCCAGCATACTGTAAAGGGTTACGATATTTACCCGCGCACCAGCGATTCTGTCAAAGTTTGCGACATTGCTGAAGTTGTTGACAGCAGCGATTGGATTTTTATAGCAGTGCCAACACCGCATGCAGAGGGTTACGATGGCTCAGTGCCCAGCAGTCATCTAGAACCCCGAGATTTTGGCCATGATGCGGTATTGAATGCTCTGCATAAAATTAATTTGCATGCCAGCGACAGCAAAAATGTTGTACTGATCAGCACTGTGTTACCTGGTACCACACGACGACATTTTGCAGAACTCTTGGAACCACAACACAATTTCATTTACAATCCTTATCTCATTGCCATGGGGTCAGTGAAATGGGACATGGTCAATCCTGAAATGGTCATAATTGGCACTGAGGACGGTAGTGAAACAGGAGTTGCACGTGAGCTCTGTGAACTCTATAACACAGTGATGGAAAACGATCCCAGATATGAAATAGGTACCTGGGAAGAATGTGAAGCAATCAAGATTTTTTACAATACTTTTATTTCTGCCAAAGTTGGACTGGCAAACATGATTCAAGATTTTGCCATGAAGATTGGCAACATCAACGTTGATGTGGTTACGTCGGCCTTGGCTCGCAGCACCATGCGTATCATGGGACCAAAGTACATGACCGCAGGCATGGGCGATGCCGGAGCTTGTCATCCACGAGACAACATTGCTCTGCGTTGGTTGGCGGAAGAATATGATCTAGGTTATGATCTGTTTGACACCATCATGCATGCACGTGAACGTCAGGCCAAAAATCTAGCACATTTTTTGATTGGCGTCAGCGACGATAACTGTGGTATTCCCATTGCCATACACGGCAAGACCTACAAGCCGGATGTACCTTACTGCATAGGTAGCTACAGCACCTTGGTGGGGCACTATGTTGCCAAAATGGGTTTGAGTATCAAATACCTAGATCCCTTGGCTGATGACACAGCCAACGTGGTGATGAAACTGGATGAACCACATGTGATTTTGATGGCTCATAATCGGGCAGTTACATATGGTTATACTGGCAACGTGCAACAAGACAGATTCTATTGCGATATTCCTGCTGGTAGCATAGTTGTAGATCCCTGGCGAACTCTCCCACGTGAGTTACCGGGACAAATCAAAGTTATTTCATATGGAAACACCAGGTCTGATTCAGTATAACATTGTTCCTTTTTGGGACGATGAATATCAACGTCTTGATTATTCGCAAGATCCTTTCAATGATCCTGACACAGTTGAGCGTTGGAAAGCACAGGGCTTCTCTTCCAGGTTCACAGGCGACCTGTGTGACATGCGACGTCAACAGCCTACGTGGAATCATCGTTTCGTAGAATTTTATCAAAATCTTGGCTGGCAAGATATTGGCACTGCCTATTACCGTATGATGCCCGGCACTGTGTTGCCGTCTCATCGAGACACTTATCTGAGATACGTGCAGATTTTTGGTCTGGAACATAAAAAGCACTCTATTAGACGTGCTGTGATTTTTTTAGAACCCTGGCAAAGCGGCCATTATTTTGAAGGTGGTGGCCAGGCTGTGACAGGCTGGCAGGCCGGGCATGTGTGTGAATGGGTCTATGATCTAGAGCACATGGCTGCCAATCTTGGCACCACTCCTCGATACACACTGCAAATCACGGGCCATCTATGATGATCAATTCCTATGATGAGTGGAGCCAGCTACGCAAAGTGATTGTGGGCGATGCCACCAATGCCAACTGGCCCACCACCGATCCTGTGTTTGCGCTGGAAAGCCAAAAGACCACGTGGCGTGAAACCCCGGTGCCGTCAGGACCGGTACCACAGTGGATCATTGATGAAGCCAACCAAGATCTAGACATTTTGGCATCTACCTTGACATCACTGGGGGTCGAAGTGTTGCGTCCTAGTGTGATTGACTTTCAAGGCAGAAATGGTTTCTACAATTATTGCCCGCGAGATAGATTTCTTATCTATGGCAGTTGGGTGATTGACACTGCCATGATGTATCCCAGTCGCGACATGGAACGCGAAGCTTATGAGACCTTTTGGGACGAAGCTGAACAATTCATAACCATGGATCGGTCACTGGGGTATGTTTTGGACGCTGCCAATGTATTGAAATTGGGCCCAGAACACATGCTGTATTTGCAGAGTCCCAGCGGGAACTTGCAGTCTTATGAATATCTTTCTACAATGTTGCCCGAGGTCAACATTGAACTCTGTAACTTTTATGCCGGGGTGCATATTGACAGCACTGTGATGCCTTTGCGTGAAGGCTTGGTGTTGCTCAACGCCAGCCGGGTCAATGAATCAAATTGCCCACGTGTGTTTGACACTTGGCAAAAAGTCTGGGTCCAGGACGTAGTGGCCCGAGATTTCTACCAATATCCCTATGCCAGCAAATGGATTGGTATGAATCTATTGGTAGTGAATTCACATACCGTGATAGTCGATACCATCCAACAGCCCTTGATTGAAACACTGCGTGATCTAAACTTTGACGTTATTGAGTTGGAACTGCGGCATAGCCGAACTCTTGGTGGTGGATTTCATTGCGTAACGCTGGATCTCAGTCGATACGACTGATCTGCCACCCCAACATGCGCCAGGAAGAAAAAAACAGCTCACGTGTGAGATCCGTGGCCACAACAAGATCTTGCTGATCAAACGGAATATCTCGAATGAACCAATCGTCATGCCCGGGATCAACATACATGTGATCTGTGTCTACAATCATTGACAGACCAGACTCTGGTGTCCAGGACATCTCAGACGCAACAAATCGGATCAATCGGGCAGCGGGTTGATCTTGTATGCTGTCATAATCAGGAACTTTGAAATAGAATTCTACCCAATGTACCGAACCATTGTTCCACAAATAAAAACAATCTTTGGTGTACTCCCAAGGGTCAAATTCCTGGGGTGCCATTTGAACAGGTACACATACAAATGCGTCTGGGAAACAAATTGAGTATTTTGCCATGGTCTAGTATTTATCTAAATTGTTGACGTTTTTTCTAAATGTGCGTATACTAAGGTATGATTGCTAGAATTGGATTTTGCTGCAAATGGCTAAATGATCCCTCAGAAACTGGTGGGATGAAAGTCAACGCCACAGATCGTTCGGTAAACGGACGTAGTACCACCATGCGCTGGCTGCGTGAGCACCCTGAGGAAGCCGAACAGCGTCAGTGGGACATCATGAACCACAACGCAGCGGCTGCGCTGAAAATGGTAGAACGTGTGGGCGCATTGCCTGAGCATCTGCGCATGGTGCGTCTGGGTTCAGAAATGCTTCAGGGCTATACCGAAAAGGACTGGAAAGCCTGGTGGCAACGCAGGGATGTACAAGATCACTGTGAACGCATCTTTGCACCTGTGGGCGAAGCCGCTCGACGTTTGGGTGTGCGCATTGGCTTTCACCCCGGGCAGTTTTGCGTGTTGGCTTCAGAGAATGACAACATTGTGGAACGCAGCATTGAGGAATTTGAGTATCATGCGGACATGGCTCGCTGGATGGGCTATGGTAAAACTTGGCACGATCATGGATTCATGATAAATGTACATTTGAGTGGACGAGGCGGCGCAGAAAAGTTTCTGCGTACTCTTGGTAGGCTGTCTCCGGAAGCTCGCAATCTCATAACCATAGAAAACGACGAAATAACAAATGGCCTTGACTGTACTCTTGCTGTGGCTGGTAGTGTGGCTCTTGTTCTGGATGTGCATCATCATTGGGTGCAGACAGGTGAATATATTGACCCCAACGACGATCGTGTTAAGCGGGTTTCTGAGTCTTGGCGTGGTGTGCGCCCTGCTATTCACTACAGTGTTAGCCGCGAAGATCTTCTTGTTGGACATGATCCCCATACTAGACCAGATCTTGCTGGATTACTTGCTGGAAATTTTAAAAAGCAAAAGCTCAGAGCCCATTCAGACTTTTACTGGAACCATGCTGTGAATCAATGGGCCGCTGGATTCATGACAGACTTTGACATTGAATGTGAAGCCAAAGGCAAGAACTTGGCTCGTGATGGTTTCTTGAACGATGTATTCAGTTGAACATGAATGGGATAGACTGAAAGTTTGTGTGGTGGGCAGCAGTTATCCCACCAGTTTCTATGATTGGATTCCCAATCACCGAGTGAGAGATACCATGCAGCACATGGCTTCGGTTACTTGTGCTGGCTTGGATCGTCTCTTGAGCTTGTTGGATCAGTTTGGTGTGTACACAATTCGTCCACGCATTCCAGACCAAGCAGATCCAGAAAATTTTCCACTTCCGCCACAACAGCCTCGAGATTACATGTTCATGGCTGGCGATGTTTTTTGTTATCGCGACAGCTATTGGCACACCTATTACAACAATGTCAAGGCTCCGGATTGGTTGCCTTATGACACTCTTGAGCAGTTTTTAGCCTTGGCCCCGGCTCATCAGATACAAGATCTCATGGGACGCGGTCACCTTGAAAGCGAACTCAAATATATAAAAAAGTTTTCTGCATCTTATCAACACATAGTTGATCATGTGCGCAGCCAGGGCAATCAGGTCATCAACCTGGACTGGGCCGACGGTGGTCAGATCATGCGACTCGGTCAGCAATGGATTTGGGGCACGGACACCAAGCATGCCAACTCTAATGATAAGTATCAACAACTCTTTCCCGGACGTCAACATCATGTTGTGTCAAGTGCCGGACACATTGATGGTATATTCTGTGTGCCCAAACCTGGCTTATTGATTGCTGTGGACGAGCCCAACTGTTGGATTGATTATGAACACATGTTGCCTGGTTGGAAAATCTATCGATTACCGGGCAACAACCTCATGCGTGACTTGGCTCGCAGTCAAGAAATGCAACAGTTCCTGGATCAAACTCAGGGACGATGGTGGATACCGGGCATGGAACATGACCAGACCTTGACTCAAGAAATTGAATCACGTTTTCAACAGTGGTTTGGATACAGTTGGGAAAGCAGTTATGATGTCAACATGTTGTGCATAGACAATGCCAATGTGATCACAACCGCAGCTGATCCTCAGTTGTTAGACATCTTGGTTGACAATGACATCACCCCGCATGTGTTGCCTGATTTTTCAACGCTGTATTTTTGGGATGGTGGCATACATTGTATGACAGCTGAATTACATAGGGAGCCGCTGTGAACAACTTGCTACGACATACGTTTGATTGGATACGGGATGATTGGGCGTCAAATCGTGTGCGATTTGTGGTTGAAATACTGGCCTGGGCAGTTTCTATTGGCTGCGCCTTTACCATGGCCATCACAGTGCCCAATCCGCCACTGCTGGCTCTATATCCTGCCTGGATTTCTGGCTGTGCAATGTATGCCTGGGCTGCCTGGAGCCGCAAATCATTTGGCATGCTGGCCAACTACATTTTGCTCACCACCATTGATACTGTTGGATTGATAAGGATGCTGACATGATACTGTCAACAATTTTGTCCATGATTGGTTACTGGCTCATGACAGGCACGGTGATCACAATCGTAATGATCACTGCTCTGGGCTTTGCTCACGCATGCGAATACGCTGTGGATTGGATCAGGAACTGGATCGGCAGGCCATGAGCATCATGACGTTTCTGGCAGTGTTTGCCTGACTCAAATCGCTGGCAAACTCCCCTGGTTGATATCTTTCAATCAGCACAATGTTTTTTTCATGATCCACATACCACAGTGTGAGTATGAAATATTGTTGTTGTTCACACAACAATGCTCCGTGCGCAACTATTTGCTTGACTGGTTGAGTCAGTAGATAGTAATGCCATTCCGTATCAAACTCTACCACGCTCACAAGTTCGATAACAGGCTTGTGTGCATCAACCGCATCAGGTGTCATGTACATCACATAGTTGTTTTCTGCGCCCACGCGAACAAACTGCGAAACGTTCACTGACATTTTGCCAGGTGCAGGAAATTCAACAGGGGCAGCATCACACAGAGTGGCGAAGGCCAGCAACACAGCGGAAACAAACAATTTCATGGCCAGCTCCTTAGGAGTAATGAGCTATGACATTGGCCACTTGGTCAATGGAGAGATTCAAAAGCTTGGCAATGGTGAGCATGCTCATGCCGGCATTGTGTAATTGTAAAACAGCCTTGGCATGTCGGTATTCAGTCATCGGTCACCATATCTCTTGATCACAGCTTCCACAATATCGGGACTGTATCTCAAGCGCAGGCAGATGTCGGCCACTGAGTAATGATGATCTCGATACATGCGTATAATTAAATTTATGTTGACTTTGTGCTTCATAACTTAGCCTATTAATTTTCGCAGTCCACCCACTTCAAATTGTTATACCAATTGTATACTGCACTTCCTTTGGGTATCAAACATCGGCCTAGTTCAGGTTCAACTTCTATTCTTATTTGAACCACTGCCCACACCAACCAAATCAAATACACACTGACCACAGCGGCAATGCCATATTTCCAGGCATTGCATTTGATATGTTCTATTCTACGACGTCTTTTTTGCGCAGCAATCTTGTCCTGGACACGTTTCTTGGCCCAGGCAATAGATTGTTCTTTCTTCATCTTCTCCATCATGGCATACACACGAGTATACAAATCACCCAGTTCTGGAGGACAATTGTAAACCATGAGTTCACGAAGTTCGGCTTCCATGGCAGTGAGTCTGCTTTGCATCAACACTCGTTGTAGAGCACGTTTGCCTAGACTGGTTTCTCCGGTGTAGACTTCAAGAGCATGCTTTTCTTCTTCTTCAAATATGGCACTGCACTTGGCGTAGTTTTCAAAATACACACCCAGTTCCTCGCCAATGGTGGTGTAGATGTCATTGGGCTGTTGCTTGCTCAGCTCAATGATGCGATTTTTTTCTTGAATGTATTGATTTTTTTCCGCAACAGTGGGCGAACGATCTCTAAACTTATCGCCAAACTGTTGGTCAAGGTCTGCTAGAATACCTTTGACATCACCGGCTGCACTGGCTATTTCTTTGTAGAGTTCACAGCCTTTTTTGACAGCCTGTACCGCACCATTTGCGAGGGCAAAGAGGGTTAGGGGATCCATGCCATTGAACCCCCGAATCTAACACCGCCCCCCACGGGCAAAATCAGCTCATGACTGATCACGTACGACATTTTGTTCCTTTAGAATTTTTATAGGTGGAACTGGTCTTACGTATTTACGTGGGTCTAGTGCGAGACAATCCTAGTGTATTAAGCAGACAGATATAGAACCAGCCCAGGTCAAACTCCCAGGGCCGGATACTGAGACGGGCACTGCCCGGTGCTAGATGGTGATTGTTGTGCAGCTCTTCGCCGCCCACGATGATGCCCCAGGGCAAAATGTTGCGACTTTGATCCCTGGTTTCACCGTTGCGATAGCCCCACCAGTGCCCAATGCCATTGATCACACCCGCTGCCCAGAACGGTATCCAAAGCATTTGTACCAGCCAGATCAAGGCGCCCAGCCAGCCAAAGATGGCACAGTTGAACACAAAGAGAATGCCAATGCCCAGTCGGCTGTGAGGCGTGTATACATGGCGCTCGATCCAATCATCAGGAGTGCCAGCACCATAAGCACCAACCATTTCAGTATCTTTTGATGCTTCATGATATAACATTGCGCCGCCAAACAACACACGCCAGAGTCCAACCTGATGTGGGCTGTGTGGATCTTCGGCCTTTTCGCAAAATCTGTGATGTTTGCGATGTATGGCCACCCACTGTTTTGTAACCATTCCTGTGGTAAGCCACAACCAAAAACGCATGAAATGACTGACCACGGGGTGAAACTCCACTGACCTGTGAGCTTGACCACGATGCAAATACAGCGTGACCGACACAATGGTAATGTGAGTTACTATGAGTGTGTATAAAACTTCTAGCATAAAAGTGCTCACTTTTCAGTTTCGCGGTAGCGAATCGCTACTCCCAAGCCCAGCAGCCGGGCACACCTCGTAACAGAGTTACGGTCCTAAGGGTGTTGGTTAGGCCTCGGATTTTTTCCGGGCACGTCGGGGTTTTGCTTCCTCACTGGTGTTTTCCACAGCTTTTTTGGTGCGTGGTTTTTTCACAGGTTTGGTGGGTTGTTCTACAACCACTGGTTCAGGCACTCCAACCAAGACCGGTACCACGGGCGGCTCAATTTTGTAGGGTGCGTCTTCGGGTCGCACAGCAGGTGCTAGAGCTTGCGGTGCTGGCTGTTTGTGATTGAACCAGTTGAAAATGGCCTTAAGCATAGATATCTCCTTTGTTGTATTTACTTGACTTTTTGACACAAATAGGATTTTGCCCAAAATACTTGACATTTTGTGCGTTGCAGCATATACTCAGCTAAATAAAGCAACAAGGCAGTGTTTGCTGCCCAATTTTTTTTAGGAGATTGACATGTTTGGATATGAAACTGTGATTGACACTGTGCAAGACAACAAAAAGCTTTTGGTCAAGAGCTTTGTGACCAACGAAGCCGTGGTAGCTGCTCTAACCGACTTCATTGATGCACAGACCAAGTACACCAAAGAAGCCATCAAGGTAGGCCTTGACACTGGCACATCAGTGCTGAATGAAACCATCAAGGCTCAAAAAGAAGCCATGAAGTTCGATTATATGAAATTTGGCGAAGGCATCATGAAGGCCTACAACAAAACCAAATAATTGCTGATCTAGCAACTTTTTGCGGTTGACCAAAAATCCCAGTCTGTGTACAATACGTACATTGATTGGGATTTTCACTTGTTATGAAAAACACAACTCTACAATTCACAGTGCCCCGAACTCGACGTCGTGCCATTGAACTCTACAGCCCGGTGTCACCTTTTCGTGGTCGCCAGGAAAAAAATCGCAAGACATATCAACGTCGCGACAAACATCGCAAGGACTGGTTTTGACATGAAGAATCTTGCATTGATATTAGCCAGTGCAGTGTTGTTCACAGGTTGCGCCAGTCAGCCCGTGAGCATGATAGACCCTGCGGCAGTGCAGGTCATGCCCAATGACTGTGCCAATCGTGTGGCCACCCTGAGATGGTTGGAAACACAGGCTGCTATTCCTCGCAGTTCACTTGAAAGCCAAAAACAGTATGAAATCAATCAAGCCATTATCAAAAAGCGTCTTTGGTCTGTGCGTTATAACTGTCAGCCTGTGTAGCGGTTGTGCCACAGCACCAGATCGTGCTCGAGTGCCCATGCACGTGGAAGACCTCAACCGTTATCAAATTGTGTGTGCTGACAAACAAAGTCAGGTACAGCAATTGCAGAGCATGCGCACCACGCCCGACGAAGAGCTGGCAGCCAGGTTTAGATTGATGTTTCAGCCCTGGCGTATGTGGACCAATCCCGCGGCCTATGACATGGATCAAAGCGTGGGTTGGGGCAATAACAACATGTATGTCAATGACAAACTCTACAGGTTATCACTATGCGGCAATTGATTAAGTCAGCAGTGCTGTTGATGTTTCCCTTGACAGCCTGGACCACCGAATGTGTGATGCAGGATCGCACTGTGACTGATGCTGTGGTTGTGGTACAGGAACGCAGCAACATCCGACGCGAAGTGGTGCCTGTTCCTGACGGCGGACAGCGGTGCATTGTAAACTTTCGCGCCAGAGTTGACGACACTTGGCACTGGGCCACAGGTCAGTACGATTGGCCCGGCGATCGTCCACGCGAAGAAGCCTGTGCTGTGGCCATGAAACGAGCAGAACAGACTCTGCGCAACCAACTGCGTCCAGCCACTGTGGCATCTCAGCAGGTGCTGGTGTGCAATGACGCCACAGACAGTCTGACTCTGCGCAACACCAGCGTTGGTAGTCAGGGACGATTGCACCAATTTAGACCGCACCCAGAGTTTCCCAATCGCTTTTGGCACAACGGAACTCAATGCCGATGGTTTTTGGAAAGTGCGTTCAAGGATCGTGACATCTATACCTATCAGGGTGTGATATGTCAAGTGGCCGATGATGGTTGGGTAGTGGTTGACAAATTTTGACACTGTGTGTAAAATGGAGGCTGTATGAAATCTTTTGTGGTATTTGTTTTTGTTGCTGCCCTGACAGGATGTGGTACCATGGGCGGTGCTGTGAGTGGTGCTGGCACTGATTTACAAAAGGCCGGTGAGTGGATCAAAAATCGCTAAGGACTAACATGAAACGACTCTTATGTACCAGTTTGGTTGCCATGACTGTGGTGGGTTGCAGCAGCACCGATACCTATCAGCGCCGTGCCGAAGACGAGCGCACACGGCAAGAACGCTACACCGAACGTGCCATTGACAAGGCACCCAAGTGGATGAACGAACTGCCCAAGAGCAACGCTGCGGTTTATGCCAATGGCACTGCAACCAGCTCTGACTTTACCATGGCAGACAACAAGGCCAAGGTCATGGCCTATGGCAAGATCTGTATGGCTGCAGGCGGTGAAGTGGATCAGCGCAGCACTGTGTATCGTAACGATCTCACAGACACTTCGGTAGAAAGCAGCGAAATGGCTATTCGTAGCATGTGTCGTAAAGTAGACATTTCTGGGGTTGAAACTGTGGAAGTCAAGCGTGTGGCCGAAGGCACTCGTTTCCGCAGCTATGTGCTGGTGGCCTTGCCCACTGGCGATGCCAATGCCATTGTAAAACGCAAAGACAATCTACGTGCGCAAGAGCAGGCCAACCAACGCGGCACAGAAGTGTTCCGCGAAATGGATCAGCGATGATATATAAACTCTAGCAGCACAGGTGCAGCAATGCACCTGTTTTCCACTATGGCTACCCCAGACACTGATAACCCAACTCCAACTCTGCAAGACAATGGCATGTTTGTGCTCATGGGTGAGGTCAGCACAGACACAGTAAAGCCTGCAATCGAGTGGATCCTGCAAGAAAATTTTGTAACTCGAAAACGTCGCAAAGAACTTTTGCTGATGTTGTGCAGCGAAGGTGGTGATGTTTCTGCTGCCTTTGCCCTTATTGATGTCATGCGCAGCAGCCGAATCCCAGTGAAAACTGTGGGCCTGGGTCAGATAGCCTCAGCAGGGCTCATGATATTTTTGGCCGGTGCGCCGGGTCGACGTGTGTTAACACCTAACACCAGCATCTTGAGTCATCAGTTCAGTTGGGGCAGCGATGGCAAAGCACATGAGCTGTTTGCCACGATCAAAGAATTTGAACTCACACAACGACGCATGGTTCAGCTGTATCAGGAATGCACTGGTCTTGATCAAGACACCATCAAGCAAAAACTTCTTCCGCCCACAGATGTTTGGTTAGATGCCCAAGAAGCCAAGCAACTACACATCTGTGATCATGTGGCCATGATCTAATCAACGGCGTTTGCGTCCCAGCACCTGCGGCGTATCTTTAGCGGCTGCTGTTTTGGCAGCTTTCACTCCCGGCCCCTGCAGCCGGGTTTTCTTTGGTTTGTCTTGATCACTGTCTGTGTCACTGTCATCTTGACCGGTGTCTGGCTTGAGATCTTGTTTGGTGGGATTCAATACAAAGGTAAAATTGCCTTTGATGTTGGTGCTCATGTAGTTTTTCTTGGCATCCAGTGCCACACCTGTGACCAGACTGCCTGGCCATTTGGTAGAAAACTTCTGCAAAGTCCAACTATCACCTGAGGACTTGACCTGTGAGTACATCTGTATCAAGGCACTGTGGTTCAATATCACAGCAGCGTCCTTGCCAAAACTGGTGTGTTCGTTGATATGATCAACCACCTTTTGTGCCACTGCGGCCATGAGATGGAAATAGAGGTTGACTTTTTCTGGCGTTTTTGTGGTGCGTGAGTTGGCCAACTTCAAAAGATTTTTGCTGGGATCCTTGCCCATGACAGAGACGTCTTTGAGTGACGCCAATGGTTTAGGCGAAGTACCTCGCAGAGCTTTGATGTAATCACTGTCCTTGGATGATATAATACCGTACTGTAAACCCAGTTCCAGCGGAGCACCGTGTTGTCCAGCCTCCACCATGGTTTGAATCAAGGCTGTGGTGTCCTGCAAAGTTTTCAACAGTCGTCGATTATTGGGTGACTTTTGCAGTTCTTGATAGGCATCAAGAATGTTCTTGCTGCTGGCAGCAGCTCCGCTACCACCTTTGCTGCTGACCTTGATGCTTCGGCCATCTGCGGCTGTCATTATGCTGTCGCTGAGTCCTTCGGTCTTGTTTTTTCCAAAACTGATCAAGGTGTCGGCAAATCCTGTGCCCGGCAAGAAAACTTCTGCTGCGTCTGAGGCTTCTCCGGTGTATTGACCGGTCTGAAGTGCCATGGGCTGCAACAGTTCGCAAAAATAGTCTTGAAATGCTGATATGTCCATTTCTGCAGGAGCATCAAAGGTGTAGGGCAATTCGCCGCCTTGTGCAATGTGTTGAGTCACAGTGACCAGGCTGCTGTTGGGGAATTTGGCCGCAACCTGATTTACTATGTCTGCAGCAGTGAGATCATCCAATTTGGTGAGAATGTCTTGTGGTGTGGCTGAACTCTGTGTTTTCACAGCGGCACGACCACGATAGCGATATCCGGGCAGTCCGGTTTGATTATCCCAGGCATTGGCTCGGGGATCGGCCTTGACTTCGGGGTAGAACTTCATGAAAGCCATGGGCTTGCCACGCGAATCAATGAACTGTGCAACACCAAATGACAAATATCTTGGGTTGTATGCGTTGACTTTCTGTGGCAAAACACCAATGATTTCAATAACTTCGTCCATGGCCTGTTGCATTTGATTGCCATCTTCATAGCGGCCGCCACCCTGTGGGTAGAAGTCCACCTGTTGAAAACGGATTTCATTGCCCTGATCATTGGCAAATACTTCGCCGGGTTTTCGGTTGGCCAAGCCCACTGATTCAGATATTGTGACTAGTTTGTTTAGGATATCGCGCATGATTGATAAATCAACTATAATTTGTACTTATCACAATCAACACATGATTGAAAAACACTTCTGCAGCAGTCCATGGTTCCACATGCAGGTGCTCAATGATGGCACCATGGACTATTGTAGGTGGAATTTTGGTTCACCGACGGTGAACTCAAACATCCGGGAAATCTCTCCGCAACAGTTCTTCCAGCAGCACATGGCGCCGGTGCGTCAGCAACTGTTACAGGGGCAACAACCTCCCGGATGCAGCTCGTGCCATGTCATGGAACAGCACGGCAAAGTCAGTGGTCGCCAGAAGCAACTGCTCAAGACTGGCGTTCGCACAGACCATTTTGTGCCCACTGTGCTCAACAGTGATTGGCATCCGGTGTTCATGCACAGTGTTGATCAACAGGGCGATACCCAGCAGATGCCACAGGATTGGCAAGTGCATCTTGGCAACCACTGCAATAGTGCCTGTGTGTTTTGTGTGCCCGAAGCCAGCAGCAAATTGGCCGCTGAGTATCTTCGACTGGGCATGATTGACCAACTGCCGGCTGCCAATTGGAGCAGTGACCCTGAACTGGTCGCTAGATTCATTGAAGCTCTTGACCAATCTCCCGTGAAATATCTGCACTTCATTGGCGGCGAAACCTTGATCACTCCGGCCTTCCGCACCATACTCAAGGAACTGGTTGCAACATCACGCAGCAACACCATAACCCTGGGATTCACTACCAATCTCACAACCTGGGACCAAGACATCTTGGATCTTTTGATAGAATTTCAGGATGTTCATGTGGGCATGAGTGTGGAGTGCCTGGACTCAGTCAATGACTATGTGCGTTGGCCCAGCCGTATAGACACAGTGATGATGAATCTGGATCGCTGGCGCGACTTGATATTGCATCGGGGCTGGTACGGCCAGCTTAGAACCACACCCACCTGCTTGTCAGTGGCCAATGTGTTGACGGTTTATGACTATGCCTGGAAAAACAATTTGCCGGTAGAAAGTTGCAACTTTTTGGAAAGTCCTGCGTTCATGCGTCCCACTGTACTGCCACAGACCGTGAGACAGCAAATAGCCGATGCCATGCAGGCCTGGTATCAGCAGCGACCCAAGACTCAGTCACAGGTTATCAACACCCGTGATCCCCACCAGACTCGCGCTCAACTCACACAAGACCTTGCCAGTTACTGTGATTATCTACGTACCGCACCGGACGAAAGCCATCGCTTGCCAGACCTAGCACGATATCTTGCCAGACTGGATCACAATCGTGGCAACTCTGTGTTTGATTATCTCCCCCAATATGCTGACCTACTCAGAACTTCAGGCTATTGACTACTCTCCCCTCGTGGAGATCAAGATGTCACCGCTGATGGGCGGGGATTGGCCCTTGGTCAGTGTGTACATCAATCACACTCCGGTCATGATGCAACGAGTCTATGAGACCATGACAGTGCGACACTATGCAGCAGCCCAATCCAAGTTCTACATCACCATCATGGTGGAGGATCCCGATACGCCTGCAGCCAATCACAATCTGTTTGCCACTGGCATAGACTTTGAAGGCATCTGGGTAGACGGCCAAGAAGTCACTGCCTGGGTGCTACAGCACAGCAACATGAAACTGATTACTCCCAATCAAATCACCGCAGGCTCACGATGGGAATTTGACAGCGTGGTACCTTTCTATCACTGGTTGCACAAGGTCAGCGGACAGGGCTGGTTGTTGCAGCCCATGCTCTAAACTGTTTGCATTTTAGCAACAAATGTTGCAGAATCAGCAACATTTTGCCCAGATTTGACCAAAATTCGCTCATTTGCTATAATAGAGTCATAGTGAATAACAAGGAGCAAAAATGAAGCTAGTGATCTATACCCAGGTTTACGAGAATTATGCTTGGAACGAAGACGGTACTCTTGGTACCGGTAAGGACGCTTATTGGAAGGCCAAGGGCGGTGACGAGTACGTTGTACGAGATGTTCTCCCAAGCGCCGCAATTGCAACGGTGATGGCAGTGCGCGAGCAGATTGAGAAAGCCAGCGACTACATCACAGAAACAATCGCAGACTGGGAGCTCGTTGACGACGACTACCTTACCCAATACGAGCGTGACCAGTTGGAGTATGAGGGTCGGATTGTTTATCCGGCAAAAGAACTAGAGTGGGCTTGAGGAGATGACCATGCGTATTGCAAAAGATTTTGGACAGGTTCGTATCGTACATGCTGGTGATCCCATGAACACAGCCTATGACATTCGTGTAGAATGGCTACAGGATGGCGAGTGGACTCTGTACCATGGCTTCAACAGTTTCAGCGATGATTATGCATTTACCAATTCTCAAGAAGCTGCGAATCGTGCTGTTGCAAAACTTGCAAGACAGGCAGCTGAACAATTGAGTTGACCAAAAAGACCCATTTTGTTATAATATGGGTATAGTGAACAACAAGGAGCCAAACATGAAAGTAACCACAGTCAGTGTGATAGGCGGATGGCAGACCCAATTACAGTTTGCCGATGGTTCAGAGGTTCGCGTGGGTCCAGTGTATCATACCTGTAATCAGGTCTGGCATTGGCAGCGAGTAAACATGTTCAATGTGACCAATAACTATGCTCTGCGGGAGGCAGCATGAACTTTTTCTCTGGTATCATAGTGGGCATTATTGTGGCCACCGTGGGCTTTGCAGGCATGGCCAAGATTTTGGATCGTGGTGTTGATCAGGTCAAGCAGATTTCCACACAGGTGGCTCGCTGATGCCTTGGTTCCAAGAAACCACTGAGTGGAAAGATGGTGTTGAGCGCAATCACTGCTATCTCTTGAACGACAGCCGGAGCAAGATGTTTGCCTTTGTTGCACAGGGCGAACGCGAGCCCAAGGTGTTCAAGAGTCCTATCAAGATTGATATCCGTGGTCGCAAGTTCGTAGCCATCAAAGACACGTGGAATATTAGATTGGAGAGTGAACCGGTACAGGGCGATGTTTACTCAGTGGCAGGCA